TCATTATGCTGTTTTAACTCGTAATTTATTTTTTCTAATGATTCTGAGAGTTGTACATTAGATAAGGCGTTTTGTATATTAGCGCCGATCTGCTTTTCCCATAAATCCATTATACGATAATCTCTTTCTTTATCATCTTTCTTTAAGTCTACTAATTCATTCAGTATGGCGTTCCTATATCCCTCTGCTGAAGTCATTTCGGCTTTTCTAGTATCTTCATATGTAGGTATTATCACGCGCGTTAATATATACCACCCCGCGTATCCTACAACAAATAATATAAAAACAGGTAGTCCATACTTATCTAATATGGCTGTAAAATCCATTGACCACCAATGTTTAGTTTATGATAGTTAGGTTTGAAATGTGTACGAATCCTAAACCATCTACGGCTTTGTCATTATGAACACCTTTTGTTAAATGTGCCCATGTATTTATTCCATGAATATATGTACCATTCTCATCTATCTTTGTTGCTATAGACTCAAATATATCACCTTTACTCAAAGAACCTACTATGTTATCTTTTGCAATATGTGGAGAGCTGCGAATATTCACTGTATCACTGATAACTTTATATATGATACTTATAGGTTTTTCTACTGAGAATAGACTTTCCCGCCATGCTATAAACTCTTCATCTAAAAATCCAGACGGATCTATCTTTCTACCTTTAGGTATTGCTACTGTTCTATGTCGCTCTATCTTATCACTACTTGTTATACTATACCGCACGCATAACTCTTTTACTAAAACAGTTAAACTGTTATGCATGAGTAATGTCCATTGTTCGCCTAACGTATAATGATTCTCAATTCCAATACTATTGTTGTTATTGAATAGCGCGTTATTCACAGCACCCGCATGCCACGCTCTGTAAATATAAGGATCTAAGAATTGAGTCTGTTGTCCTTCTTTACCTATTAAGTAATGCGCGGTTATTTTATCAGACATATAAATATAGTTACGCTCTGATAAATAAGATGAACCTTTAGCACCATTTGTTGTGTGTATTAATATACTTAACGGATTTCTATCCTTTGTACGTAGATCATACCCATAACCAATAGGTAGTAATTTTGCTTTGTTTAGTATATCCATTTATTTCTTTGCTTTAGGATCATTACCTGCGATTGGAGTAGGTGTAGCTGCGATTGTTTCTAGACTTTGCTTATGTGCTATGTCAGCTTGCTTTACTTGGAAATCCTGACTTTGTTTTACTAATTGCTCTGCTGGACTTGGTACACCTAATGCAATTTCTGACTCTATCTGACCGGCTTCTGTCTCATAGTCACTATGATATAGCGCGGCTACTGTATCCTTAGATATAGCACCAGCAGTCATAGCATCTATAGCAAACTGAATAAGCGCAGTCATATCAGTAGAAGCAATTGGTGCAAAATAAGGCTCAGGTATTCGAGTAAACCCGTTTATCTCTGCTAAATCTGCATATAACTTCTTTAACCACGTTGTTATAGCATCTCGCATATCGTCAAGTGTTGCTTTTGGGCCTAATAACGCGATCTTGTTATCTGCCGCATTACTCTTAGCTGTTTCACCTATCGTAAGAATACGAGGGAAACCAAGCCCTAAAAAGATATCACTGTTTGGCTCTGCATATTTAGCCTCATTTAATAATGCATCAAGCGGTGGAAATACCCATAAAATATCTACAGTGTGATTAGTGAATAGATTAAATATCCTTTCACCTGTAGACGAACTTTGCGTTACTTGATTTTCTGTAGCCTCAATATCCTCTTGATCTGCGGGATAGTCCTTATCACCTATTTTAATATGGCGTATAGCCTCTATCGCGCGACTAGCAATACTTCTATCCATACTCTTTAAATATTCTTTATGCTGTAATGAGCGTAAAGCATTAACTAAGAACGGTTGTGGATAATCCTCATAACTAGTTATATTTCTATATATAGGGAAAACTGTATCAAGTGGAATAAGTGTAGTACCGTTTTGTACAGTCATTACATATTCAGGAAAGTTAGATACAAGATAGTTATAGGCGTCGATATCCTTTGTCCCATCAGTACGTGTACCTTTACCGTTAATGAAAGCTGCCTCTTCGTTAGGTACTTTGAAAAATACTTGTCTATCCATTCCAGTAGGACGTTTCTTTAGTACAATGTTTTCAGGATTTCTACACCACACTTGATCTATTGTAGTATATCTTACTCTTCCTAGTTTTTCACTTATTTTATCTCCGCGCAGTTTAATCGTAGTATAGTCAGGTACAGCCATCCCATGTACCAAATACTCTAATGCTGCCATCTTTAGGAATGGTCTAATTCTATCTACTAGCGCATCATAGAACGCCATTACATTATCTTCTACGTCTTTACTGTTTATTTTCGTCTTTCTACGATTACGTATGGTTGTTATGCTCATATCTGCCATACGATTGACTACTGTTCCCGCTATGGGATCATTCTCATAAAACCATCTTACAATGGGTAAAGTAGCGTGATATGTGCGCTTACGTCCATTCGTTACATTCGAGTAACCCGCAATTAAATTTCTACCTTGGTTCATGAACGGCACATCATCTAAGCCTTGAACTAAAGTAGGGTTGAATTTAGCTTGTGCTAGTTTATTATTTTTCTTTACTGCTAATTCAGCTTTTAGCTGTGTATTCTCCGCGCGCACCGTATCTATTTCTGCTATAGCATTTCGTGCATCTAAAATCTCTTGCATTTGTATTATTTTGACCTCACCAGAACCATTCTAAGAATAAAAAAGAGCTAACCCATAGTCTAGTATGGATTAGCCCCTATCGTGGCTCTACGGGCTTCCTGTGACGTTACAGGGGCATTGTAGAGTATGCTTTTATGTGTATTGTCCTACAGGCTTTCCAAGCCTACGAATGAAGGGATTAATCGGCTCTTCTTTTATCCCAATAATGAAACATATGTATGATGCGAGAATGTGATCATCATCACTTGCACCAGATCCTTTCTCAGAAAGTACAAAGAATACATCTCTACCACCCATTGTACGTTTCTTTGCTACTCGCTCCATTTGTGATATACCTTCATTATCTATTTCTGAGAATACTAGTCTACCCTCTTGTATCATTGCTGCTAGTTGTGTTGCTGCATATGTCTTTGTCTCTTGGAATAATTCATCCCCATCATCATTATAACCAGCTAGTACGTTTATACCAAATTGAACGCCTATAAACTTTTTATTATAACCACGCCCTTTATAGGGATCACCACTAACCATATTATGCATCATAGGCGCACCACCACCACCAGCACTTATATCAATCGCTATATTGGAAGGATGATAAAATTCATCTAACCAGTGAATAATGTTCTGCTGTTCGTTAAAATCAATACGAGTTAATCTGTATCTGTGATATGTGCGCCATATGTATTTCTTATCTTGACCTAATATATGTATGACTGTAGGATCAGTAAATCCAGTATCTATAGCGAACATTACACGACGTAAATCATTAGGTAATGGAGTCCTTGTTAAAACTATATCCCATTTAACACCTTTATTGACATTTGTACTACTATAACGTTGATTAGTAAATGGATATGTTTCGATTGTGATACTTTCGCGCGGGATTACTTGATATGCTGCCGCACCATGTCTACCTAAGACTAAATTCTGAAACCTATCATCTGTTTCACCACCATACTTACGTAAATCATCCATGTAGTTTTCATAAGAATATCCCATTACGTTATTAGGTGCTGGTATTCTGTATTTCTTAAACTTAGGGGTTTGCGTGTCTAACATGTATAAAACACTATTACGTAAGCCGTTAGCTACTCCCGCCCATACTTGCTGTCTTTTTGATTCCCAGGCATTATAGCTTGGGCCTAATTGAGTAAAAGCAGGTAATGGGAATATTTGTGCCTCATCTCCTATTATTTTCGGTACGTGTAAACCACATTGTTGTTACATAAACATTTTTGTTTACGGTTATGCTATTTCTACATAACTCTTCAAGTTACCTTGAAGATCGGACTATATCTTAGTATATTACAATATACTGAAAATGTCTAGTCTCTACACCTGTCTAATGACTCGGCACGGTATTGCCCTACATTGTAGGGTGTTCACCGTTATTA